ACCAGGAGAAGATGTTGCAGCTACCGCAATAGCTTTACCATCAGTACTCCCTGATAATTTGAGTTTTGAATATGTCGCCATTTTCGTTCCTTAGCTGAAGACTTGGTTAGAAATAATGTTATCTGCTGTACCATTAACAGTAGCTGGTATATCGCCTACAAGCGCCATTGTCCCAGTTGCATTAGGGATAGTGATAACCCTGTCTGCTGTAGGATCTGTAACTGTTAACGTAACTTCGTATCCGTTAGCAGTAGTGGCTCCAGTAAGAAGTATTGGGCTAGCACCTTGATAAGTGTTAGCAGCTTTAAAAGTGTTTGTTGCCTCAAAAGTTACTGAGCCAGTAAAACTACCACCAGCTTTAGGCATCATGTTTGCATCAGTAGCAACAGCAGCCCACTCAATGCCATTAGTAGCAGAAGAATTCGCAGTTAACACATGAGCATTAGTGCCAACACCAAAACGAGTAATAGTATCAGCCGCTGAAGCAACAAGAATATCACCTTTACTATTAACAATATCTTGTTGCAAAACACCAGGAGATGTATCAATAAAAGTTTCAATAGCAGCAAAGTTTGCGTTTACCTCAGCCGCAACAATTAACTCTCCCCCAGAAAACGTATTTGGTATATTTAAATTTGCCATTTAACGAAGTCTCCTAGGATTATAAGTAAATGCTAACGCATTAATCTCCCAATGAAGATTACTTGTAGGCCCACTGATCTTCATACTTACACTTCTTCCTGTCCCAAGAGTAGGCAACGTTTCAACTTCAGCAGTCAAATTACGTTGAATAGCATCCCATTTAGCTAAAAAAGGCGACCCTTCAGTAGAATCATCCCATTTAGATGTACCCCAACGAGAACCAGATGTTTTACCAGCAACCGAAATATTGAACGTAGCAGTTTGAGTAGATTTATCGTAATCTTTAAAAATTTGTACAGGCAACGTCAAAGTCTCTTCAGCAGAAACAACTACACGAGGACGACCCCAACGTTTACGAACAATAGGATCTTTGCCTGTAACCCAACGAGTAACAAAATAAGAATCTATATGGGAACTAGTGTTACCTGTATACCTATCACTGTCTCGCTTTTGCTCATCTTCAACATCCACAACGCAACCAGTGTTAGCTACACAACCAGCAAAAACTGTAGGCGTCTGATTCGGAGGACGATAAGAAAACAAAGGACCAGCATCAATATCTGTCATAGTCCAAGCCCCACCTTGGCCTAAAGTCGGATCATAAACTAAAGTACGTCTAACAACAATACCTTTATCAGACCAATCAACAGAAACATAAAGCTTATTATTTCCCCAAGCTAACTGAGGGTTTTCTGCAAAAGTAATATCTTCATTACTTATCGCAGGATCAAGACGGCTAAACAAATAAACAAATTGGTTCCCGTCATAAACATACACACCATTTTGAGCGTGCCAAAAAAACGTGCCATAAGAAGTATTCACAGGACTCGATAAAGGAACAGAACCCATACTGTTACTTAAAGTAACAACTTGAAAAGAATCAGAATCAAAACCATAAACAGCGTAAACACTATTAGTTTTAAAAACAAGAAGACGATCACCAGCAGGAACTAAAGCAGTAATGTAATCGCCATGTTCTCCAAGGTCTATATCTACAAAATCTTCCGCTGACCAAGTTTCAGGGTCATTAATATTCGACCATCTTAAACGAGAACCTTGCCTACCAGACTCATTGGTGTGAGCTATCCACGCAAAGTTATTCCAAAAAGTTATGTACTGCGCTTGCGGCAAATTCCCCGCACTACCCAAAGTTGCACCAAGATCAGCGCCAGTAGAGCCATCCCACCTAAAAGAAGGCTTATCATAACTAACTCCATAAGCAACATTGTTCATTGTGATCCCGTAAACACGGGAACCAGCAGTTCTATCAGTAATACCAGCAATATCATTAAATTCATTTGTTATAGAAAAACCGACTTTAGTTCCATAGTTAGCCATCAACTGACTAACAGTGCTATCTCTATGAAAACCCCACATGCCTTTAACGTTTGCACTAACAGGAGTAACGTTACGGCGATCAACGCCGTCACGCATTCGGATACCACCTCTAGGGTCAACGCTTACATTCAACAAATCAGGAGACTCGGCATCAGCCAAGTTGAACTGGTCGCTTCTAAGATTCAATCCTCCAGAAAAAGATTCCAGTACCTCAAGAGAAAAATTTCTAGCCATAAACGTTTACCAAATTACGCCACCAGCAGAACTAAAACGCAAAGCGCCAAAACCTGCAAGGTGACGAGTAGAAGTGCGACTATTTGCAACCATTGGTTGAGGTGCAGGAGTATCAGCAAAACGGCGAGTAATATTATCTAACTCTATTTCAAATTGTGCTTGATACTGATTACCCATAGTTGGGTCTTCTTGCTGCATGTATGCTCGACCAATAGCATAAGTAGTTAAAACTGCGTGAAAAGGATCAGGCAAATCAGGATTAGCGCTAGCAGAACTGCCTAACCCAAACGCAGTAGGATTTCTTATAGCTCTATAATAAATGGTTTGTATAGAGTCAGGAGTTGCATAGAAACGAACTGTGTCAGTCCAAAAACTCCATTCCCACGGAACACCAACGGCAGCAATATTTAAAGGATTATCCCAATCTGCACTATCGGAACCAATGTATTGAATGACATGATCATCAGTACGTAAAGAAATAATGTCACGCAAACCTTGACTAACATTAGTTCCAATATTTGCAAGAGTGTAATCTTTTTGCGAAGCTACAGTATTGAAAGTATTGCGAACCTCATAGAAAGGCCAACGTTTTTCACTATAAACAATAGTGTCAAAACCTTGACCAATAATATTATCTAAAGTTGTATCACTAATATCTGTTGCATCAATATCAACAACGCTGCGAACTTGTGCACGAATTTGGGTCAAAGTCATAGCTGGCATTAGCTAGCCGCTTTCTGTTTTAAATGACCAATACAAAATTCTGTTTCATTAGCTGAATAAGCTTTACAATCTGTACCTTTTTTAGTTTTAGCAGCACAAAAAGAATCTACTTTAGATTCAACTTGTAGTTCATCTTCTGTTTGAACCCACTCAGAAACACCAGCAACTAAACGTCCTCCAGAAGCTTCGCCTGGAGCATAATGTGCTGGTCTAGCCCCTTGGGAATTAGCTAATACTGAATCTGGACTATAACCAATCGCAGATTGTCGAATGTGCATAAATTCTCCAAAGGTAAGAATTGTGGAGGGATGTTTCCATCCCCCCACAATCTAATCAATAACTAGTTAGCAATGTTATGCAAACGTCCTTGACGTGCTCGGTTTGAGCAAGTCAACTGTCCATAACAAAGAATCTGAGCAAAACGTGCGTCTTGGTTTGTAGGACGCACAAACGGAGTTGGTTGGAACCAAGTCTCAGTATGAGCTACAAGTCGCATGTATTTTGTGTTAAGGAAATAGAATGCTTTAGCTTCACACTCGTCATCAAAAGTTACTGGAGCACCTTTGAAAAGCAAGTTTTGGAAACCAGCGTCAGCAACTTCTGCACTTGTGTAACGCAACTGTGGCTGAAGCAATGCTTCATACTTTTCGTAACGTAACTGATCGCCAAATATGATTGTCGGCTGGTCATTACCAACTGAAATCGTATTGTACATGCTGCTCATAGCAGCAAGAGTCAATGCAGCGTTACCATGATTTGTTTGCGTTGGTTGCCACCAAGCATTACCAGCAGCACCAGGGTTAATACCACCAAGGGCACCACCAGATACTACTTGCTGTATACCACTAAAGTCTTTGCCACCGTTGCCAGTGCCGTCAGCCCACAACATAGTGTTCATGTTGTCAATAATGGTTTGCTCGGTTTGCATAATCTTGCCCTCAAGGAGGTCAATGATTTGTGCTTCACCGTTGTTTTTTGCTTCTTCAATACCAGTAATGGTTACTGTAGCTGCATACTGTTTCCAGTCATATTCAGCAGCACTAATACCATCTTGAGCGGTAACAGGAATTACATCAGCACCACTATATGAAGCAGCAGTACTGTTCTTTCCGTAAATAATAGGGACAACGATCTTTGCGCCGCCACTTATACGCCGAATGGTCTGACCATTGGTAAGCGCATAAAACAGTGGACGAGCAGAAAAAACGTTATCAGCCAGCTTAGGGACATAATTTTTGAGCGTTGTGCTCAGAATCTGATCAAAATCGGCGTTTCCAGCCATTTGATCCTCCTTAGTTAGTTGTTAAGTCTTGTTTTGCTTGTTGATAAGCATCCCGAATTGAATTAACTGAAGTAGCAAAACTTTTACTAATAGTGTTCTCTGTGCTACCAGAACCAGGTTCGATAACCGCCGCCGCACGCTTTTCATTCACAATCGCAGAATTTTCGTTCTCTTTGCTAACCGCTGCACTTTTCTGATCATAAGTCATATGTGCATAAGCAGCATCAAGATTTCCAATATTGTGTTTTAAAGCATGAGAATAAAGAACACTCTCATCAATATCTGTTTCGTATTTTTCTTTCAGCCCGTTCATTTCTTTCTGCAAATTAGTCTGTCTTAAAGCACGATCTTGTTCTTCAATGGAAGACTCAATTCGTCGCAAGCGCACTTCATCTGGGTCCAAATCTTCCATCTCATCATTAAGATCAGTGTTTTGGTTGCCCATACCAATCCCAAAAGCGTCAGCCAAAGCTGACACAGCACTCTTGGGATCAGACTCTAATGCTTGGACGATCGCCTCTCCTTGAGACAACCTTTCGCGTTCTGCCGCCAACTCTTGCGTTTTACGAGTGTAATCAGCTTGACGTTGGTAGCCATTTCGTAATTCTTCAACAGAAACCTGCATTTCTTCACCATCAACTTTGACAGTGTGCAGTTCTCCATTTTCAGTATTACTAGAAATATTAGGGGTGCTGGTATCCAGTCCCATCATTTCTTCATTCATTTGGAATCCTTTCGGGTATTCCTACTTGACACTAAAAAGTGTCCCGATCTATAAGTTAGGTAACTCTACTCCCATTTGATTCTGTAGTTGTGCAACCAATTCTGGCGGCACACCTCCAGTTGCTTCAAAAACTTGATCTGGAATTGGGCCAGGACCCATACCCCCACTCATAGGAGGGGGAGCCATTCCGCCTTCTGGCGGCATAGCTTCTTCAGGAGGCAATTCTCCTTCAGGTGGCATTGGCGGTTGTTGCTGCATAATGTAACGATCAGCATCTTGAATACCAAAACCATTAGACAAAACATGTTTAGCTAATTCAACAGGATCAACAACAGTACCAACAAGTGGTGCCATAGCGTTCATTAACGATATGGCTTGTTGACGCCTAGCTGTTTCGTTATAAGGCTGAGTAGATCCGCCTTCAACAGCAAAATCGTATTCACCAATTATGTCATCTCTTGTGTATGCGACATAAAACTTTTTATCGTCTTTGCCTGTTATACGAACCATTTGTGCATCAGTCATAAACTGTTGCATCAACTGCATAACCATACGAGCAACTTCAGAAATAGAAATCTCAACTACAGCAAGTTTGTCTGCTGCACGAGCATTACCAGCATCAACAATAATACTAGCTTCAGTAGCGGTAC